GGGAACGTGGCCACCACGCGCCAGGCGGTGCACCCGTCCGACCAGGGCGAGCCCAGCCGGTTACGGAGGATTTCGGAGATGGCGTCGCAAAGGGCTTCGAAGGATCGCGCTTCCTTGACCTTCACGCTGTGAGCGTGCGCGACTGGCCAGGAGGAAGAGAAGGGCGTGCTTGGAGAAGTTGGCGGCTTTTTACTAGTTTTCTACGATTTTCAGGTCCCGCGCGATCCGCAGAGCCTCCCGGATCGGGATCCGCTGCTCCTCCGTGAGGCCGACCGTCTTGATCTCGCCGGCGTCGATCAGCTTCCTCACCGTGGGCAGCGAATAGCCGATGAGGCGCGCGAACTCGGAGACGCGCAGGGGCGGACCGCTGCCGCCCCGCAGCCGCTCCAGCAGCCGGTCCATCCCCATCGAGCGATCAGCCCTTCTTTCCGAAGAGGTTCGCCGGCGGGAAGTCCCGGCGCGCGACACCATCCTTTTCCTCCGGTGTGAGCGTGATCGCCTTGTGCTCGTCGCCCGGCCAGTTGAGCTTGCGACCGCCGCGGGTCACCAGCACGACGCCGTCTTCGGTGAGGCGGTGATCGAGCACGTCGGCGCGCTTTAGGCCGAAGCACACGATGGCGAGCTGCAACGCCTCGGGGAGATCGGAGAGGTCCTCGGTCTGGTCGATGGTCGGCCCTGCCGCCTCGGTCGAGACAGCAGACGGCCCGTGGATCGACTCGTTCGCCGCGAGGCCGCACGTGAAGCACAGGCCCGTGTCCTCCGCGTTCGTCGCGACGGTGTACCCGTGCGGCTCGCTCGGCAGCGGGCCACCGACGTGGCCGCCGTAGCATGGACAGCCCTCGGCGCCGCATGCCCAGGCGTCGGCGAGGATCTCGCCTTCCGTCGACGAGTCGCTGCGGAAGTCGCGGATCGCCTCCGTCGGGCTGCCGCAGGCGGGACACTTCTCGAGGCACGGCGCCGGCGTGGACGGCGCTTCTGCAGACGCCTGCACGGCGGCCTCCGTCTCGGGCGTGGGGCGATACGTGGCCGCCTCGACGTCCTTGCCCTTGCCGGCGGTCTGGGTCTTCTTGTCCTTCGCCTTCGACATTTCTCCTCCTACGCCGCGCGCGTCGCGGCCACCAGTTCTTCTACCCAGGGCGTCGAACTGCACCGACATAGAATCGTTTCCGCTGCCGGCCCGCGCGGATCACGCGGAAACATGAGCTTGGCGCCGCCCACGATGTAGGCCTGCGTCACCGGGATGGGGCCCGTGGGCCCGTCAGGCGCGTAGGTGCGGCCGGCCTCGCGGTGCGTGTCGCGCACGCGGTCGTCGCCGGCGTCGAGCCAGTATTTCCGGAGGGCCCCGCCCAGCACCTTGTTGGAGTCCTCCATCCGGCGTTGCGTCGCAAGGGAGAAGGTGCGGCCCACCTCGGTGCGCACGATCCGCTCGGCGCCGAACTCCGCATTAGTGAAGGGCCGCGCCTTGCGCAGCATCTTGGCCACCTCCACCATGGCCGCGGCCGGCTCGGTCACGCCGAGCGCTGCGCGGCGGATGCTGCTCTTCAGGCCCGTCCCCAGCTCCGACCACACGCTACGGATCTGGTCGTTGGTGACGTCGATGGCCGCCTGCAACAGCTCGGGGGAGAGGCCGGCCAGGTGCGGCGTCACGCCGGCGGAGGCCACCATGTCGTCCACGAGGGTCCCGCCCAGGCGGAAGGCGCCCTCGGTGGAGCTCGTCGCCAGGCGCTGCGCCTTGACCCGGCCGCGCGTGATTTCCTGGTCGATGGCGCCGAGGATCTGCGAGAGGTGGAAGAGTCGGAAGCCGGAGGCCTCGCCGAGTGCGGCCAGGACGTGGCGACGCATCTGCGCCAGCAGCTCGAGCTGCTCGCGGATGGCCTGGGCTTCGATGGTGTCCTGCCGGCTGAACACGCGGGCGATGACGCGCAGTCGCGGGCGCGGGACGCGGCGGCTAGGGCTCACGGCAGGATCACCAGCTCGTCGTCCTTCTGCCGCTTGCGCTTCCAGCCTTTCGCCACCTCGGGATAGCCGCGGCTGAAGTCGGTGAGCTTCCACGGACCGTCCTGCAGGCCGTCGTCGACAGGCACCGCTGGAGCGGTCTGGGCGAGCAGGGCTGCGAGCACGCTATCCCGCCACCACGAGACCGGCGCCCAGCGCCACGAGTAGGGCCAGGCCGACCCCGACGAGGGTGCGCCATGGAACCGTCGTCGGAGGCACCGCGGCGGTTTCGGTCAGCTCGTCGTCGTACCACCCGGCGAGCGTGAGCATGGGGTCGAACCATCCCTTCACGTCGTGCGCCGGATCGCCGGTGTATTTCAGGGCCATGTCTTTACAGGCCGACGACTCCGCCGATCACGTTCTTCTTTACCCTCGGTCGAGCGTCGGCAAGATCACGTCTTTCTCGCTCACGCTGAATGTCACGCCAGCGGCTTCTGGATGCTCCGCGACAACGTGATCGACGATGGCGTCCATGATCTTCCGAGGCGACGAATCGAAAGGAATGGTGAACGCGAGGTTGATGGGACCGGCGTAACCGAGATTGCCCTCTGCCGGTTGATTGTGGAAGTAGAACGCCGAAGCCGTGACGCGCATCGCATCCGAGGTTGGCTGATCACGGTCGATCCCGATCTGCGTAACGTATGCCCTTTGCATTGGTTTTCTCCTTATGGGTTTGCCGCGTTAACACACTCGACGCCCATGCTCTGAATCGTGATTGCCTCCGCGGCGCCGGTAGTCAGGCTCATGTGGATGAACTGCTTCGCCGTCGTCGAGTTGAAGGTCGCCATCGTCCCGACCAGCACCTCCGTGGTGAGGTTGGCAACCGCGAGGAATCCGGCCGCCGCCACGGATCTGCGGATCATCCTGATGTGCGCGACCGCGGTGGCCGCGGCCCCGAGCGTGCGGATCGTCAGCTCAACTTCGAAGTCAGCGTCATCAACGGCCGCCGTTGGAAGGGCAGACGGACCGAGCGTGGCGACGATGGCGTCGGCGGTCGTCCCCGCGGTGCCGATCCTGATGAACCAATTGCGGGCCGCCACGCCCGCGGCGGTCTTCGAGCAGCGCCACTTCCACCGGAACTTTCCCCCAACCTGGAAGCCCTGCGGCGGGACCATGATCAGCGACCCGGTCAGCAGCGTGAGGGTCGCGGCGGGCACGGCCTGGTCCGCGACCGAGACCGTGACGTGTCGGCCCTCCATCACGCCGCCGTTCAGGCTCCACGCGAAGTACGTGTTCCCCTCGACGACAGGGATCGGCTCGCCATTGCCGAGCTGGTAGAGATCCCAATAGTTCGGCTGCGCCATCGCCGACATGCGCGCACCGGTGTTGAGCACACCCATCACGGTCACGCCGCCGGCGCCCGCCGAGCCGCCGCGGAAGGTGTTGTTCCGAGCGGCGAGGGTGTCCGACGTATTCGAGCCGTTGATGCGGACGCCCGGCTTGCGGACCCGATTGATCGCCCCGTCGCTCGTGGCGTTTCCGCCGTTGATGACTACCTGGATGAAGTCGATCGAGTCGGCATTCCGAAGCTCGATCGCCGCCGGCCCCCAGGTCGTCCCGTGCGAGAGCTGGATCATCTCGAAGATGCTGATGTTCGTGTTCGCGCCAGTCCCGCCGTCGAGTTGCATGCACGTGCCGTTGCCGGGCACGGCCTGAACGATGTTGCTTCCGCTCACCGTGGCCGGCGCGTTGACGGCGTCCTCCGCCGAGACCTTGCAGCCGGTGAGCGTGGTCGTCCCGCCGCCTCCGGTGTAGCGGACGAGCACCGGATAGCCCAGGTTCGTTGCGACCCAGATGTATCCGTCCGCCGGGAGGCTGTTCGCGGCGACGGCCAGCGACTGCCCGGTGGTGGTCAGCGTGACGGCCGTCGTGGTCGTGATCGGGGTCGTAACGGCCCCGGCCGGGTTGTCCAGCATGCGGACGCAGACATCTCGGAACGAGCCGCGCGCGGTGTCCTTCGCTTCGGTCGGGTCCGCGTCGATATTCAGCCAGTTCGCGATCGCCGCAGCATCCATGACGAAGAAGTCCTCGACCATGAAGCCGTGGCAGGACGAAAGCTTCAGGCCGATGAGCGCCTCGTTCTGGTCTCCGTTCCGGCAGTCGAGCCAGCAATGGCGCATCGCCACGCGCTTGAGCGACTGCACGCCCGAGGGCGAGAACTCGAAGAAGGGCTTGAAGTCCACGCCGCCGTCCAGCGATGTTCCCCACCATGCGAGCCGCGTTCCGCCGATGCGGGTGTAGTCGCCGGTGTCGGCCGTGTGCCCGCCACCGATGCCCTCGATCTGGCACGACTTGTTGAAGAGGACCTGCGTCGGGAAGCCATAGGCGTTCGTCTTGCTGTTCCCGAACACGATCAAAGCGCCAGGGAACGTGGCGTTGTTGACCTGGTTGACCATCGCGGTGATCGCCGCGGTGTTGTCCGTCCCGAAGCTCAGGCCCTTCGCGGAGACGGTCGTGCTGATCGTCGGCGAGACGTTGACCTGGGTCGCGGAGTCGATCGCGGTGATCGTGCCCGTGTACTGAGCGCCGGCGGCGCCAGCGCCGGCGAGCGTGATCCGCTGGCCGACAACGGCGTTGGTCGTGAAGGCCGCGGTCGCGCTCGTGATCTTCGTGTTGCTCGCCACGTTGGCCGCGCCGTCGAAGACCGTCACCAGGTCGCCCACGAAGCCGAAGTCCGCCTGCGCGTCGTAGAAGGGAGCCGCTCGGCGCTGATTCGTCGTCTGGAGGACGTTGCCGAAGGAGTCGAGGACCTGGAAGCCAACCCCGTCGATGTACTCCAGTACGTACCCGACGAACAGGGTGCACTTGATCAGCTCGACGATCGTCGTCCCGTCCGTGTGCCGTACGGTCATGTCGACAGATAGGGCAGTCGACTTGTTCCGCACGAGGAGGGTCTGCACGTTTCGCTGCGTGCTGGCGCCGGGCGAGGGGACCACATCCGTCGTCGCGGCCGTCGAGATCGCCGTGTTCGTCCGACCGGGGGTGATGGTCCCGGCCGCGTTGTCCAGCCAGGACGCATGAACGTCGACGGTGACGGCCGCGCTGGTCACGACCTGGAGCTTGTCGCTGGTCGAGGTGAGAAGGAGCACTATGCCTCCAGGAAGTAGGTGACGCGGCCGCGGGCACCCACCGCTCCGCCGAGGTTCAGCACGAGCGCCTGGTTGACGGCTGTCTCGAAAAGCCACTGCGCGCCAGGCGCGTTGCCGCCGCCCTCGCTGATACCGCCGTTGGCCGCGAAGGACATGGCGCCCGAGAGATTCGTCGCAGCTCCAGACTTCCAGCGGCCCGTGACCGCGGCATCCACGACGATCGAGTACGAGAGCACCTTGATCTTCTTCGTGGCATTAGCAGCCACGATCGTGTTGTCGCCGGAACCGGCGACGTCGATCGCCGCGAACAACAGCGTCTGACTCCGACGCAGGTCCATCGGAAGCGCCGACTGGTCGCTCGCCACCACGACCGGCATGCTGGCGCCCATGGTCTTCTGGCCCAGGTCGTTCGTCCGGTTGAGGAAGGCGCTCTCCGAGAGCGGGTTGATGTCTGCGAGGTCGTTGCTGTCGCGGATCGTGACCTTGCCGATTCGCTCCACGCCGGCGCCAATGGACAGCACGTCTACGCCGCCGATGTCGTTTGTCCCTGCCGGGAGTGCCTCCTGAACGGCCACCTTGAGGTTCCCGCTCCCGGTCAGAGCGGACGGCAGGCCCGCGTTCAGCAGCGTGCGTAGCCGTTTCAGGATCGCGATGACCGTCCCGTTGCCGGCAGCCGCCTCGGCATCTGACAGGGCGCCGACGTCGCCGAGCTGGGTGGCCGCGATGATGGCCCGCACCACTAGACCGTAGTCGGTGCCGCCTGGCGTGGCGTTGCGGACGTTCGCGCGCGCGGCAGGGTCTTCAGGATCTCCGGCGAAGGTGGCCTCGCGATGGACGGAGCCCTCTGCCGTCGTGACGACGGTGGTGTCGAGGAGCTTGCCGGCGGCGGCCTCGGCGACCTTGATCGAGCCCGGAGTGACGGCCACCCGCTACTCCTCCTGTGGCCGCGTGACCGTCGTGGTCTTCGTGATCGCTCCGTCCTTGTCGCGCTCCACTGTCTGCTCCGAGACCGTCGCGCCGGGCGGTGGCACGCTCACGTGGACCGGCGCTGGCGGTGCCGGCGGGGTGTGCACATCAACATGGACCGGCGCTGGCGGTGCCGGCGGGGTGTGCACGTCGACGTGGACCGCCGCAGGCGGCGTGGGAGCGACGATGATCGGCGCTGGCGCCGCAGCTGGTACGTTCACATGGATCGGCGGTGCGGCTGCGGCCGGCACGCTGACGTGGATCGGTGCGGGCGCCGCGGCTGGTACGTTCACGTGGATCGGTGCCGAGGGCGTCGGCGCGACATGGATCGGTGCGGGCGACGCGGCCGGCACGTTCACGTGAATCGGTGGTGCGGCCGCGGCCGGCGGGTGAACATCGACGTGAACCGGCGCCGGGGGCGTCGGCGAGACGGTGATCGACGCCGCCGGTACGTTCACGTGAACCGGCGGTGGGACCGCAGCCGGGGTGTGCACGTCAACGTGGACTGGCGTTGGAGCGGCGGGCGCGACGGTGATCGACGCTGGTGCCGCGGCTGGCGGATGGACGTTCACCGCGGCGGGTGGCACGACGACGGGCGCCGGCTGCTCCACGGTCACTGGCGCCGCGTGGTAATGCACCTCTGAGGGATGCGTACCGGCCGCCGCGGCCACCAGCTCCGTCAGCTTCTCCAGCTGGATCGTCGCCTCGCGTGTCGTTCCGTTGCCGTTCGGCGCCGGCGGCGTGGCTGGCCGTGGCGGCGGATTCGGCGCCGGAGGATCCTCGCCACCATCGAGCTGCCTCGCCAGGCCCTTGCGCGCCAGCAGCTCGGCGCGCTTCGCGTCTTCCTCTTCGCGCTCCGCGGCCTCGGCCTCGATCTCGGTCGCCTCGTCGTCGGCGTCGACGGCCAGGCCGGCCACCTTCTCCACCACGGCCACGAGGACCTTGCGCGCCGTCTTGGAGGACAGCAGGCGCGCTTCCACCGCGCCCTCGAGGCCGGCCTCCACCTGGGAGAGGGCGGCGCCGGCGCGGCTCATGTCGCGCTCGACGACGTGTGGCAGGTCCACGGTGAGCGTCACCGCGCCGGTGCTGCGCTTCGGGAAGCCGGCGCCCTCCTGGAGGTCCTGCAGGTTGTCGTAGGCGTACGCCAGCAGTGTCCCGAAGATGCGCTTCGCGCCGCTCTGAAGAGAGATGAGCGCCTTGTAACCGACGTCCGTCTGTTCGCCGGCAGTCGCGCGGTTGGTTTCGCCCCCGTCGGCGCCCCAACTCTCCGGCATCCCGCGCGCGCTGCGGATATGGTTCCCGATCAAGCGGGCCAGCGCTGCCGTGTCGTAGCCGCCGATGTCCGGCGAGACGGCCTCGAGTTCGGTCTTCTCGTTGCCGGCCCATATGCCACCGGGCTTCCCGAGTTCGGCGCGCAGCTTCTTGACGGCCTCGTCGATCGTGGGCTGGGTGGCGCCCTCGAGCCTCAGCCGCCAGACGACATGGTTCAGAATGACGGCACGGTCGACCTGGCTGAACAGGAGCTGGTCCAGGGAGTCGAGGTAGTCGGCGACGTTCAGGAAGTCCGAGCGGCCGCGCATGGCGTTCAGGATTCGGCCGTTCCGCCAGTAGAAGCACTCGCCCTCGAGGCGCTCGGTCTCCGGGTTGAGGCGTACGATCCGCTTTGCCGTCGGAGGTCCCACCCCGCTGGCCGGCCGGATCATGACGACGCCCGGCACCATCGACGATTGCTCCAGCGGCAGGACGTCCGCGATGAGCTGGGAGTCGATGTAGTCGAGCTGCGGCACACCGTTGACGTCGTTCTCGCTGGCCAGCGGCAGGCACAGCTCGCCGCTGACCTTGAAGGTCGTGATGTATTCGGCGGCCCGCCAGCGGAGGCTGTGGGCCGGGTGGTCCCAGAACTTGTCGAGGACGTCCTTGGCCTCGGCGGCCAGCTCGCGCGCGCGCTCCTCGTCGATCTCCAGACGCTTGTGGTCGAACTCGACCGTGAAGCCCAGCTCGCTGCCGATGGCGAGGTCCACGGGCCGATCCACCAGAGGAGTGGCGCCGGGGTTCTGCGCGTACAGGAAGTGCGCGACCCGGACCATCTGCTCCTGGCTCATCGGGGTCAGGTCGCGGAGGAGCTTGCCGTCCTTGCCGCGGCCGCTCAGCCGGGTGTAGCCGGACAGCTGCGGATCGCCACCGGTCCCGTAGTCGCCCAGGGCCGTGCCCGAGAGTGCTTCCATGGCGCGGACGGACTTCTTCGGCAGGGTCTCGACGAAGTCATAGATGCGGGTGGCGTGCTCGCGACCACTGCTGGCGATGAGGTCCATGGCGAGCTTGCGGCGGCGCTTGCTCAG